GGCATGTTTCGCGGCATCAGCTTCTATGCGGCGGGGCAAGTTATGGCCTCGGCCGACATGCCGAAGGATCCGGGCCCGACGTACAGCCAGGCAAACGTCATCGAGGGCCGGTTCCGTTACGAAGGCAGCGGCCGCAGGACACGACACACCGTGGCTCTGGTGTCTTGGACGGACCCTGACGATTTCGGCCGGCAGAAGGTGGAGGTCGTCCAGCACCTCGACGCGATTTCCCGCTACGGCGTCAATCAGACCGAGGTAACCGCTATCGGCTGCCATTCGCGCGCGCAGGCGCAGCGGGTGGGCAACCACATTCTCTACACCGAGAGCCTGGAGACGGAGACCGTCACCTTCTCGGTCGGGTTAGACGCGCTCAACTGCATGCCGGGCGACGTCATACAAGTGGCCGACCCGAACCGGGCAGGGCGCCGCAACGCCGGTCGCATCCGTGCTGCAGGCGCCAGCAGTCTCACTCTGGACCTTGTGCCCGAGACGATGGTCGTGGGCGACACTTTGCGCGCCACGTTGCCCAATGGGCGCTCAGAAGGGCGGACCATCAACGGGATCGATGCCGCCACGGGAGTGGTCACGGTATCGGCGCCGTGGTCGGCCATCCCAGTTCCGCAGTCGGTATGGGCAACCGAGTCCAGCGAATTGGTGCTTCAGCTTTTTCGGGTTGTTGCGGTGTCAGAAGGCGAAGAGCTGACCTACAACATCACGGCGCTGAAGCACGTCCCCGGGAAGTACGCAGCGATCGACGACGGCACCCGTCTGGAGCTGCCGCCGATCAGCATCATCCCGCCCAGCGTGCAGCCGCCGCCGACGAACGTGGCGCTGTCCTCGCACGTGGTGATCGAGCAGGGCATCGCCACCCCGACGCTGACCATCCAGTGGGACGCAGCAGACAAGGCCATCGCCTACGACGTGGAATGGCGCCGAGATGACCTGAACTGGGTGCGCGCTGGTCGGGTGGCCACCACCAGCATCGAGGTGCCCGGCATCTACGCTGGCCAGTACCTGGCGCGCGTGCGCGCGGTGAATGCGCTCAATGCCGTGTCGCTGCCGGCCATGAGCCCGCTGACCACGATCGCGGGCAAGACCGAGCCGCCGCCGGCGGTGACCTCGCTGACCGCCACCTCTATCGTGTTCGGCATCCGGCTTGCCTGGGCCTTCCCGCCCGGGGCGACGGACACGCAGCGCACCGAGATCTGGCGCAGCCCGAGCCCGAACCGCGAGACGGCAACGAAGCTGGGCGACTACGCCTACCCACAGAACCGCCTCGAACTGGACGGCCTGGCCGCCGGCGCGCGGTTCTTCTTCTGGGCGCGGCTGGTCGACCGCAGCGGCAACATCGGTCCGTGGTATCCGGAAGGCACCGGTGTGATGGGCGAGGCCAGCACCAACCAGTCCGACTACGACGCCTATTTCGCCGGCAAGATCAGCGAAAGCGCGCTGGGCCAAGCGCTGCGCGACAAGATCGAGAGCATCGACCAGATCGTGCCGTTGATCTGGGACGCTGCCGCGACCTACGAGCCGGGCCAGACCGTGGTGCACAACGGGAAGATCTGGAGCTGGCAGGGAACCGAGCCGGGCAATGAGGAGCCGCCCGGCACGAACTGGCAGGACGTGGGCGATGCGATCGCGCAGGCCGGCGCGATCGTTGGCCGCGTCAACACCCTGGAGCTGGAGGTAAACGATCCCGATACCGGTCTGCAGGCGATTGGTCGGAAGACGGACGGCCTGTTCGCCCAGCTGGACGTGCAGGCGGCAGGCGATGAGGACTGGGGCGCCGGTGACGAGACGGTGTTTGCCGGATCGGTGACCATCCAGACTGTGATCGCTGAGGGGGACAGGGCGCTCGCAGAGCGTGTGGACACCGTGGAAGCATCCATCGGCGATATCGATCTTGGCGGCATCCAGGCGTCAGTGCAGCAGGTGAGCCAAGCGGTGGTAAGCCTCGACGGAAAGGTGAGCGCGACCTACACCCTGCGCGCGCAGGTCACTTCCGACGGCCGGATCTACGGCGCTGGATTCGGCTTGGGCGTCGAGCAGCAGCCCGACGGCAGTTTCCAGAGCCAGGCACTGTTCCGGGTTGACCGGTTCGCGCTGATCAACATTGCCAACAACGTGACCACCGCACCGTTCGTGGTGCAGGGCGGTCAGACCTTCATCAGCCAGGCCCTGATCGGCACCGGCTGGATCCAGAACGCGATGATCGGGGACGTGATCCAGTCCACGGCGGTCGGTGCTGGTGGGCAGCCGCGGTGGAAGCTCGACAAGACCGGAACGCTGACCATGACCGGCGCCAACAATGGCGGCTACCTGGTGGTGAACGACAGGGTCATCCAGGTGTATGACGGCAACGGAACTCTGCGCGTGCGGCTGGGGATCTGGACGTGACGCAGGGCCTACAGGTGTGGGACGCCAGTGGCGTGCTGGTCCTCGAAGTGACGGACCGCCTTACGCGCTTCGTTGCATCCGGCTCATATCAGCCGCCAGCGGCGCCTGGTCTACAGACCGTGTTCGTCGGCGTGCCAGGGATGGCGAATGATGGGACGTGGGTAGCTATAGCCACTTCAGGGCCCGGAGCTGGCAACCCGGTAACCATCGTCAATGGCGGCTTCAACGTGGTCTGTAATGACTCGTTCGGCACCACGCCACAGGTCAACTACTACTCGGTCTTTCGCATATGAACGCTGGCCTCCAGGTCTTCAACGACGAGCAGATCCTTCAGATCGACAGCGACTATCGGAACCCGCGATACGCATTCGGCGGGTACTGCAACACCAAGGCGGTTGGCAGCAACAGCTACTTCGTGGATATCGCACTAGACTCGACCACCAGCAGCGCTGTCGAGTGTCCTATGGTGATCATCCGCCCGGAGCAAACAGGGCAGTACGTCGGGGGATGCTTCGTCAATTCGCCGCATGGGGAGTTCGGCAGCTTCCCCGCACGCCCCTCTGGTGCCGTGCAGCTGTGGGGGCAGTGTCCGTTCGACTGGGCGGTTCTTTCCACGCGCGTCGGTATGGGGTCAGGCGGATCACCCTATGGCATGGACATCTTCGATGCCCAAGGGAACTTGGTGTTCGCATCGGCATACAGGCAGCTGCGCATCACCCAGGTGTTCGATGACCCCGACAGCCAGGGATGGCCGAAGACGTTCTCGCTGACTAAAGGCCAGAGCAATCCGTGGATCTGGGCAAACCCTATGATCGGCATCGCCGGCGGAACCTGGAACGAAGAATTCCCTGGCATTGTTGGCCGCTTCAACAGCGCCCGCACCCAGCTTACGGTCGCTGCAGTGGATCTGGTCACCATGGCCCCGCTGATCGGCGGAGCGAATCCCTTCGCCGGCGTGCGTCGACTCTTCGGGTCAGCGACGTACTAGTGCTGTGCGGCGGCCCGTGTTGCGGAAGAGGCATGCTCAGTCGGCAGCTGCACTTCTTCAGGGAGCTTCATGGTCAGCTGGAGGATCAAGTGCGTAGGGTCCAGCCACCGGAAGTGGCGGGCCCGCACCTGAAACGGGGTCGGCTGACCATCCACATCAAGATCTACGAGGTCGCCCGGGCTTGGAGTTAAGCCATCAACGGGCAGGAGGCCCGGCAGCGAAACCTCCGCCCCTGACAGGCGTTCTGCAGTTTCCGGCAGGAACCGGAGATCAAAGGTCACGTTCAGGCGGTCGGTCATACGAAGTCCTTGTCTGCCAGCTCCACGGGCGAAGTCTACGCCATCTGCAATCGTCCGCCCCTGCGCAGTGCAGCAACGCTGTACGGCCTCAAGCCACCGGCTGCAGCAGATCCTCGCGGTTGTTCCTGGGCGTGTTCACCGCTCGGCTGACGCGGTAGGCCTCCATTGCCGGCGTAGGGCTGGCCAGCAGCATGGCCATGGCATCGTCCGGGCTGGCCGCCATCCACTCATCGATCTGGCCGGCCTGCAGCCATACCGGCATGCGGTCGTGGATGTCGGCCGACACGCCGCTGCTGTCGCCGGTGATGATCGTGAAGGTGCCGAGGTTGCCGTCGGGCAGGAGCGGGCTGGTGTCCTCCCACAGGCCGGCGGCGAGCAGCGGCCCGGTGGCGTGGATGAACCACGGGTCTTTCTTCCCGTCCTCGGGGCTCACCGACCATTCGAAGTACCCGGCCATCGGGATGACGCAGCGGCGCTTCTTGAACGCCGACCGGAACGCGGGCTTGGTGGCCACCGTCTCGATTCGGGCGTTGATGGTCGAGCCCTGCAGGCCCTTGGCCTTCGCCCAGAACGGCAGCAGGCCCCACGCCAGCCGGGTGACCTGCCGCCCTTCGCCGCGGTCCAGGATGATCGATGCGCGCTGTGTCGGCGCCAGGTTGTAGCTGGGCTGGATCTCGGCCAAGCCGGGGGCAAGGTCAGCCAGCCCGGCCTGGCCAAAGTCAACAACGGGGAGCTGGACGAATCGACCGCACATGGCCGGAGGGTAGCCCGCGCGGCCGTGCCCGGCGCGTGATCCCGAACGGTTCAGCCGGTGAACGGCGCGTTGTCGCAGCCTTTGCGACCGCCGGCCGTATCCTTCCGGCCATGCAGTCCTCCCACGGCTTCCGCTCCGCCCCGATTCCCTCTGGCTGGGTCCAGACGGGCGAGCGCTGGGCGCTTTGGTACAACGGCCGGGAGACGGCCAGCATCACCGCTGATGGCCGCCCCGGGGTCCGTCTGTGGATGGAAGGCCAGAAGTTCTGGCACGTGAAGGAAGTACGCGCGACCAACGTCCGGCAGGCGAAGCGATACGCTGAGCGCTGGTGCGCTGCAAGGCTTTGTCCGGGCGTCCCGCTACGGCAAGCGGTCGTTCTGCTGACGGACAGCACCCCGATCCAGCCGCCGCCGCCGATGCCTGGATTGCCGCCGACCCGCGAGCAACAGCAACAGGCGCAGCGAGCGGCCGAGATGGGATTGCAGGAGCTGGAGCGGGTAAAGGCAGCGCTGGAGCCGCGCAAGCCGCCGGCGGTCACGAAGCCCAGGGCGAAGGATCCGAAGAAGGCATGGATACGAGCAGGCCTTGCCCAGCTGCAACAGCGATAAACCTATGGCAGCGGCTCGTCCGGTAGGGCCAGCACGTCCTCGCCATGTCGCCATTCGCCCGTCTGGCGATCGACGTGGAGGATGCGCGCGCTGCCACGCTTCGCCACCAGCACCAGGTCAATCGTTCCTTTCCATGAACGTGTCTGTTCCGGTTCGGTGCCGCGGTGGTAGATCGCGATGCGTTCGAAGGTGTCCGCAACCAGCTGTCGAGCTTTGGTTCGCGCGTCATAGTCCAGGGCCTTCACCCCGGCCTGAAGGTCAGCCCAGGCCTTAGCGACAGCCGGAGTTGGCGAGGCCGCTACAGTGCCCAGCTCGCGCTCCAGCGCCTCGGCCTCGGCCTCCTGCTCGGCCAATGTTGCCTCCAATTCTCTCGCCCGGCGCTTGAATGCCGCCGGAGCCTCCCCTGCGTCATCGGCCAGCATGGCATCGGTGATCCGCTCAATCTTGGCTGCGGTGTCGACTACCCGCGCCCGCGCAACGGCCAGTCGGCCGGACAGCGCTTCCGATCTATCCCCACCCTCGAACAATCGGGCCAGGTTCATCTGGTCCGCGCAGTAGCTCATGATTGCGTGCTCAATCGGTACAACGCTGCAGCTGCCGGCGACGGTGCAGCCCATGCCTTGGGAATTACCAACGCATATCAGGCGACGGTGCCCATGCTGCGGCCCGCCGTCATCACGCCTGCCACGGTTCATCAGGTTCTGAGCGACCATCGCCGCGCCGCAGTACCCGCAATAGGCTAGGCGCAGCCCTGTTATCAGGCCCGGGATCTCCCCGGTTCCCTTTTGCTTCGCGCGCTGCTCGGTTGCCTGTTGAAGGTCGGCGAACTGCTCATCGCTCAGCAGGGCAGGGTAGTAACCGGCCAGGCGGTACTGTTCGCCATCGATCTCCAGCACCTTCTCGCCGATGAGCGCACGGTTGCGCAGAATCCTGTAAAGCTGCCCGGCCGGGTTGCCGCCGTTGGTCAGCTGCAGCCCTTGCTCGGCCAGGGCGCGCATGATCCTGACGGCGCCCTGGCCGTCCCTGAACATGCGGATGGCCAGTTTCACCGCCTCGGCGCGCTCAGGGACAAGGTGGAACGTCTTGGTAGCGGGATCCAAGGTAGTCCAGCTCGGATCTTTGCCGTTGCGGACCACGCCGCGCCAAGTACCGTCCTGCCAACCCTTGCACTGCCGGTGGATGGCGGCGCGGACGCGCTTGCTCTTGGTGTCCGATTCCTCGTGCGCCCGGATCATCACCAGCAGGCTATAGACCAGGTCCATCGGCTGGGCTTTCAAGCCGGCTCGGTTGTACTCGCGGCCGTCGCTGGCCGTAACCACGGTGATCCCGGCATTGATGATCTGCGCCAGCTGCGCCTGTGCCTGAATGGGCTCGGCACGGCTCAGGCGGTCGAGGCCTTCCACGATCAGCACCGACCCGGAAGGGATCCGGTCATCATCGATAGCTGCCAAGAAGACGCCCAGGGCGCCTTTGGTCACGTGGCGTTGGTGATAGGCCGACAGGCCCTCATCCTGCATCGATAGGGCTGCATCCAAGGCCATGCCGTGTTCGGCCGCCCAGCGCCGGGCATACTCCAGCTGGCGGTCCGCACTGCTGCCGGCCGCCTGTTTTGGATCACTGAAGCGCAAGT